TATCAATAAGGGGGATTTAGCCAATGGCTAACCAAAACAAAATCACAGCGGCGTTTGTTCAACAGTTCCATGACACATACGACGTTGCGGCACAGCAAAACGAATCACGACTGCTTAAAACCGTTGTGAACCGTGGAAAAATTGAAGGTGAGTCATTCACCATCAATGACATGGGATCTGTAGAAATGCAGGCTTCTGGTGCTCGCTATGGTGACACTCAGTGGACTCATCCAGATGTAGGTGTACGTACCGCATTAATGTCTGATTGGGATCTATTCATTCCAATTGAACCGCGTGACCTGCCTAAGCTGAAGGCAATGCCACAAGACAAATACATGAAGTTATTGATCAGCGCACGTGAACGCAAGATTGACGACATTATTTATACAGCGCTTGTTGGTCCAGTGACTCGCAAAGTAGTAGACGATGCCGGTACAGCAACTGTTTCCACGGTGAACCTACCAGCAGGTCAAATCATCGCACCGGCTTTCGGTACGCTGAAGCAGCAAATCACCAAAGCAAAATCATTATTCCGTGCGAACGAATGTGATGAGCAGAACGGTGAAGAAATCTTTATCACGTACACATCGGATGTTCTTAACGCATTCTTGAACGACACCGTTTTGACCAACTCGGATCACGTCAACGTTCAGATGTTGCAGAACGGTGCAGTAGGTCACAAGTGGTTAGGTGTGACTTGGGTTGCTTATGAAAAAGTAGGTCAAGGCGCTACAGCTGGAACCAAGCGTTTGGCAATGTACTGTAAGTCTGCCGTTCATTTCGGTGATGCAGATATTACTAGCTTCGATATCTCGACTCGTCCGGATAAGAAGAACGTAAAACAGGTTGGTGGTGTTCATTCATTTGGTGCTGGTCGTGCCAATGAGAAGAAAGTCGTAGCGATTGACTACACACCGGCTTAATTAAAGGGGATTTGGCTCGACATCTTGGGCATGGGGTGTCGGGTCTTTTTTATACCCAACAAACCCACTTTTAAAAGCCTTCAAGATCATTAAAACTTGAGGGCTTTTTTATGTCTATTACAACCAGAACATCCATCGTCAATCATGCTTTAAGTCTGATCGGTGACAGCAACATTGCTTCATTTGACGAGAACACTGCACGTGCTGAACGTTGCCGTAGTATCTATGACCAGGTGCGTAAATCCATCCTGCGTGATCATCCTTGGTCATGTGCAAAGAAACGTACCATTCTTGCACCAGTGACAACTTATCCGGCCTTTGGTTATAGCAATTCTTTCCCATTGCCGCGTGATTTCATCCGGATCATCAGTGCCAATACAGAAAAATATGAGGTCGAGAATCGTTATATCTTGGCCAATCAGCAGCAGATCAACCTTGAATATATTTTTGATAACGATAATGAAGATTCTTGGGATTCAATGCTGGTGGAAGCCATGTCACTTAAAATGGCCGCCAAGCTATGCAAACCGAATACTGGTAGCGATGCAGCAGGGCAATCGGCAGAAGCGCAGTACCGTGATCTGATCAAGCGTGCACGTACGATCAATGCACAAGAACGACCTTCTGAAGATATTGTTTACGAGGAATCACGCTATATCGGGAGTCGCTACTAATGAAGCAATGGCTACTTAAAAATAACCTGTCCAGTGGTGAGCTATCACCGCTACTGCATACCCGAACTGATGTGCAGCAATATGCCAACGGCGCTAAAAAACTGCTTAATGCAATCCCACTGGTAGAGGGTGGTGCAAAGAAACGTCCGGGTACTAAATATCGGGGCATCTTCGCTGGTGCATTGCGCCTGATTCCATTTGTACCGAACTCAGACAATCCATTTCTATTGATCTTGGGCATTAATACACTGCAGGTGTATGACCCTTTAACGCAATCTGTAGTCCATACAGGAAGTACGCCGTATAACACAGCGACCAAAGTTGCACAGATCCAAGTGGCACACTCACGCTATCGCATGTTCTTTGTTCAGGGTGATCATCCGGTGCATCGTCTGGTCTGTAGTAAGGATTTTGATAACTGGAACTTTGATCAATTCACTTTTGTCACCGCACCGGTGGACGAGATCAATACCACACCTAACGTGGCATTAAAGCCAAACGGTACGGATGTGGGTAAAACGATTACCTTAACCGCTTCATCATATCCAAACTGGAAAAATACTGAAAACTACATCATTGGTGAGCGCGTTATTCACCTGCTTAAAACATGGGAAGCGGTATCAGATAACTCTGCATCCGAGCCGACGGATCTGAATGATAAGTGGCAGGAAGTCGCCTGGTATGACATTCCAGTCTTTAATGCTTCTCACATTGGCGCAATTGTAAATATCAACGGTGGTCAAGTCCGTATTACCACAATCACATCGGGCACAGTGGCTTCAGGTGAGGTGCTAGTAAAACTGAATGCAGACGTTCAAGCTATTGCCAAATCATGGACCTTAAATACTGCAGCATTTACGGCAGCGACTGGCTACCCATCCACGGTGACATTCTTTAAACAGCGTCTGGTCTTTGCCAATACCAAAAACAACCCGAACCAGTTATGGGTTAGTGCAATCGGGAATGATGGTGATTTCCTTGAAGCAACGGACGATGCCAGTGCATTTTCTATGGCTTCATCTTCTGCGCAGGCAGACAATATTTTGCACCTGGCACAACGTGGTGGTGTGGTGGCGCTTACTGGTGGATCTGAGTTTCTGATCAGTTCAACCGGTGCATTTACACCTGCATCTGCCCAGATTGAACAGCACACAACCTACGGCGCACAATCCAATGTACGTCCGTGTCTGGTGGGTAATGAGCTGCTATTTGTCCAGCGTGGCGGTAACCGTTTACGTGCGTTGTCCTATCGCTATGAGGTAGACGGTCTGGTCAGTCCGGAGCTGTCAGCCATTGCACCGCATATTGCAGAAGATCATGGCGGTATCAAGGAACTGACCTATCAGCAAACGCCGTATAGCTTAGTGTGGATGGTGCTCAATGATGGGATGGTGGGTAGTATTACCTTAAACCGCGATCAGGAAATGAATGCCTGGGCGCAGCATAACTTTGGTGGAGCTGTACGCTCAATCTGTGCGTTGCCACAAGCCGCCGGCAATGATTTGTGCTTCATGCTGGTTACGCGTAAAGCATCCGTGGTGCTTGAGCAGCTGGACGAAACATCATTCATGGATTGTGAGATCGCACATAACGGTGCATTGGCTAACAGAAACCTGCATAACAGCACACAGTACCGATTCCAGAATGCAGATGGCTATTTCTACGATGACAATCAGCCAACCTCGGGCACATGGTTTGCCGGTCAGCCGTTCAATATGGAAGTTGAGTTTTTGCCACCGGATCACAGCCAAGTTCCAAATACCGCAATGTTTCATAAGATCCAGGCGCATGAGACGGTCTTGTATGTGCGTAATTCAATTGGTGGCCAGTGCAACCAGTACGATCTGGAACACAAGTCATTTAACCAGTCTGCATTCCAGAACCTGACCTATACAGGACCAGTCAGCGTCAGCATGAATGGCTGGTCGACCTTGCACGAAATGGAATTAAAAATAACACACAACAAACCGCTACCTTTCCACGTCCAAAGTGTAGCTATGTTGGTATCAATGAATGAGAGATAAAGATGCTTGTACGTGCAGCAACACTAAAAGATTTAGACACGCTTGTTGACTGGGGCAAGCGTCTGACCAGTGAATCACCACGGTTTAAGAAACAGGGCTTTGATGAAAAGCAGGCTAGAAATGTATTTGCTCATCTGATTGATAAACACGGATCAATCTTGATGGTGACAGATGAATACTCGAATCCGGTCGGCACATTAATTGGCGCATTAGATACTGACTGGCGAACAGGCCAGAAACTTGCTTATGAGCAAGGTCTTTATGTTTTGCCTGAGTATCGTAAATCAGGTGCAGCCAGTGACTTGATTGAAACATTTAAGGTATGGGCAGAGATGAATGAAGCGGATCGTATCCAAGTCGGCACCATCACCGGCATTTATGCTGAACGTACTGTGAAGCTGTATGAATCTCTAGGCTTTGAGTTGGTCGGCTATGTTCTGGAAATGGAGGTCTAATCATGTGCAATCCAGGCGGAATCATGCAAGGCGTTCAAAACATGGCAAATGCTCAAATGGCAGATGCGGTGTCCAAAGGTAATGCCAAAACTATCAATTCAGTCGCACGTGCAGAAGCCGAAAAGATGAAGCGGCAAGGTAAAAGCAATGCTTCAACGGCGCGTGCACAGGCTGCGGAAAATGGTGTGAATGTTGACTTAGGTGCAGCAGCAATGCTTCAGGACGAGCATATTTCTGATGCAGCCTATAACGCATCACTGAATATCTCTGATGCTGGATATCAGTCTAAGCAGGTTCGTATGCAGGGCAAGATGCAGCGTAACAATTATGCAATGCAAGCCGCCTCTGACTTTATGGGTGCAGCATCAAAAGGCGGAGGGTGGAAATAATGGCGTTAATTCCAAAATCTCAAGGTCGGAATACATCCCGGCCAGTTATGCAGCAGCACACACCAATGACCGGACTCGGAAGTATTGGCAGGGCAGTAGACGGCATTATTGATGAACGCAGACGAAAATCTGATGAAGCCGATGTATCAGCCAAACGCGTAGAGCTTTATCACAATGATCTGGCCGAGAAAGAAGCCAAAGTTAAGCTAGATGATGTACTGACGACCGAACTATCAGAGCAGGTTACATTGCTTAAAAACGATGTGGCCAACGGCGCAATGAATGCTGATGTAGCCAATAAAACATTACAGCAATGGTCTGAAAAGCGTTTCAAAGATATGGAAGGTGAGCTGCCCGGGCATGCACACCAGGCATTAAGTCAGCACTGGTCCAGCAATGTGAGCCGTAATGCCACTGCATTCCTGCCATTGCAATTAAGCGCAGACTCCAAGAAAGGCACTGTACTGGCTGATCGTTATCTTGAGATCGGTACACGTATGGATCGTGAAGCAGGTGCTGAGTATGTCAAATCCAACATTCAAAGCTTGAACATCCCAGAAGCACAAAAACAGGCGCTAATTTATAAATACCAGGGCACACGTGATCTGCAAGATATTGACGGACGTATCACCAGTGCCATTGAAAACAAGGACACGGCCAGCCTGCAACAGCTTGTCACTGAAATGGATAATGGTGGTTTTGGTTATACCGATGGCCCAACGCTACAGCAAAAGAAAGCACAGGTACTCAGCCGGATCGATGCACTGAATAAACAGGTCGAAGTTGAGGAAAACAAGCGCTTGCAATTGGCCGGAAAGGCAATGACCGAGTTTAAATCTCAGGTGATGACTGGTCGTGCTTTGGATGATGACTATCTGCAAAACATGGGTGCTGCGGTTCAGGGCACCGAGTATGAAGCTGAGTACAATTTTTATAAGTCACAGTCCACAAACTTCCAGTCATTTGGCCGTTTATCTACTGCCGACATGGAAAAGCGCGTCAATCAGCAAAAAGCCAAAATGGCCAACAGCAAGACAGCTGATGCAGTCACTGAGGAAAAGATTCTCGGTGTCT